ACATTATATGAAAGATTGGACTAAAGAGCAAATAAAAGAGTATGAAGATTGGGTAGGTAGAAATACGTAGGCATATATTTTTGTAAAACCGAACTGGGTTTGTGTTGATTTGATGACTAAATAGTATTAGAATTGGAGAACAAGATGTAACCAAACTTTCTTGGTTATGGTGTTCAAGTTAACAAAATGGAGAGATCATCAATGCACAATCTAGTATCCCATAATCAATTGGCCGGTTGGAAAGGCGACGTAGAGGAGATTCAGAACGAAGACCACGAATCGGCAGTAAATGATTATTTTCAGTGCCTCACAGAGTGCGATGATAACGCTTCAGTCTGTAGAAGAATCTGTAAGGAGGTTTTTTAGACCAGCTACAACCAATTAAATATCTGTCATAACCCTCGCACCAAGCGGGGGTTTTTTTAGTATTATAGGTATATCAAACGAAAATACTGATGGCAGTCCAGCAAGAAATCAAGTCCCAACTAGCCAAGTTGCTTGCTACTGAAGACATTGTAGTAGAGCATAAGCAAGTGGAGTGTGCTCAGTTCAATGTTCAGAGTCGGGTATTGATCCTTCCTCTTTGGGAAAAGGCAAGCAATGACGTATATGATATGCTTGTGGGTCATGAGGTAGGACATGCACTTTTTACTCCTGATGAGGACCCTCCAAAAGACATTCCCTTTCAGTTTGTTAATGTGGTAGAGGATGCTCGTATTGAGAAGTTAATGAAGCGTAAATACCTGGGGATTGCAAAAAGTTTCTATCGAGGTTATAATGAATTATATAATGGAGATTACTTTGAGTTAGATGGTCAAAATATTTCTACTTTTAATCTTGCTGATAGGGCTAATCTACATTTCAAGGTGGGTTCGTTCCTTCATATATCTTTTTCAACTCCTGAAGAGGAGATTATCAATCTAATTAAAAACTGTGAAACGTTTACAGACACCTTATCCGCAGCAGAAGCGTTATATAATTTCTGCAAGCAGCAACAGAAAGAAGACTCCAAGGAGCAACAAGAAGAAGCTAAACATGATGCTCTCGTGGATATTGAAGGGAGTGGGGATAGCAACTCTGACAGCATTGGCGATAATAATTCTCCCCTTCCTGACACTGATAGCGATGCTCCTGTGGAAAGTGGGATCGATAATATTGATAGTGATACTAGGGTGGATGATTCTGATATTACTGTAGACACAGCAGAAGCATTAAGTGGTAAAATTAAAGACTTGAGTAATGAAGCAACAGTTGAGAATGTTTATGTGGAAATTCCCACAGTCAATTTAGATACAGTTATAATAAACAATAAAATAATACATGAAGAGGTTGATGTTCATTTTAATCAATCCTATGGAGAATATATTGAAACTCGTTCAAAACATGCAGATGAAATTTCTGTAGATTTAGAGTATTTGTATCCTAGAGATCCTTTTTCACCAGCAGATTTAGAATTTAACAAGTTCAAGAAAGATGCCCAGAAAGAAGTTAGTTACCTTGTCAAAGAATTTGAATGTCGGAAATCAGCTAGTGCTTATGCTCGTGCTGCTACAAGTCGTACTGGGGTTCTCGATACAGAGAAGCTTTCGTCATATAGATTCAGTGAAGATCTTTTTAAGAAGGTAACTGTTCTTCCTGATGGTAAGAATCATGGTCTAGTGTTTATTTTGGATTGGTCTGGTTCTATGCAGTATGTTCTTCAAGATACTTTGAAGCAACTGTATAATTTGATTTGGTTCTGTAAGAAAGTTCAGATTCCTTTTGAGGTTTATGCTTTTACGCAGGAATGGAATAGGAGAATTGATAAAGTTCTAAGACCTCATTATGAAAAGAAAGAGGGTGTATTTCTTATAGAAGATGAGTTTAATTTATTGAATATCTTTACTAGTAAAGTAAATGGTAAAACATTAGAGCATCAGATGATAAACATTTGGAGACATGCTTATGCTTTTGCAAATCGTACTTGTTATAGTTATTATAGAAGATTGCATCTTTCAGGAACTCCATTGAATGAATCGTTAATTGCTCTTCATCAGATCCTTCCAAAATTTAAGAAGGAGAATAATGTAGAGAAAGTTCAGTGTATTGTATTATCAGATGGTGAAGGTTCTCAATTACCCCATCATACAATAGTAAAACGTCATTGGGAGAGTGAAGAGTATTTGGGTGCTCGTAATTGTCATGGTGATAGATCATTCTTGAGAGATCGTAAATTAGGTAAGACTTATAAACTGAAGTATGGATATCACGATTTCACAGATGCTTTATTAAAGAATCTTCAAGATAAATTTCCATCTACTAATTTTATAGGTATTCGTGTTCTTGCAAATCGTGATGCAAAATATTTCATTCGTCTTTATCATGGAGAGAATGAAAAGATAATGAGTGATTGGAGAAAGAATAAGAGTTTTACTATTACTAATTCTGGATACAATGCATACTTTGGTTTATCCTCTGCTACATTAGCTCAAGATGCAGAGTTTGATGTTGATGATGATGCGACTAAAGCACAAATCAAGAGAGCATTTGTAAAATCCCTTAAGACTAAAAAACTAAATAAAAAGGTCCTTGCAGAGTTTATTTCTTTAGTAGCATGAGTAAAGATGTTCCTTGGGATGATTCTAATTGGAGGTCAGAGTTTAAAGAATCAAAACGACTTTCCAAGTACCAATTAGAGATTTTGGAGAATGGACCTCGAAGTCTTTCTCAGTCATGGATTCTTGGTGCAATGCATGGTGAGTGGAGAAAGATGAAAGGATATAAGTATCCTGATCCTCCTGATTGCTCATCTTCATTTAAGGAATTTAATGAGATGGTGAAAGAAGGGTTTGAGGGAGACAGTAAACAAAGTGACCACTGAGTGGAATAAATTGTTCCATTACCCCTTATAATATGATTATTGAAACAACTAAATTATGTTCGAGATCAAAATGACTCGTGAAGAAATTATTGAAGGACTAAGAAGTAATTACGGAACAGAGTTTACTGCTGCTGATGTCCGTGGATTCTGTGTGATGAATGATATTGCTTATCAGACTGTCACGAAGAAAATCGAACAGTTTAAAGTTGGTCGTGGTAAATGGAATTTGGAAGTTACTCCAAGAATAGTTGAGAATATTGAGAAGTCTTTTAGTGCCCCTGCTGTAGAACCTCAAGTTCAACAAAATTTAATTCCTCAAAAAGATGACACATTCGTCAAGTTCGGCCCTTTTAACGACCTTAAAAGGATTATTCATTCTAAGTTGTTTTACCCTACTTTCATTACAGGTCTTTCCGGTAATGGGAAAACTTTTGGAGTAGAGCAAGTATGTGCTCAACTTGGAAGAGAGCTTATTCGGGTAAACATTACTATCGAAACAGATGAAGATGATCTCATTGGTGGCTTCCGCCTTGTTGACGGTGCCACAGTCTGGCACAACGGTCCAGTTATTGAAGCTCTCCAGCGAGGGGCTATCTTGCTCCTTGACGAAATCGACCTTGCCTCAAACAAGATTCTCTGTCTCCAACCCATCCTTGAAGGTAAGGGAATTTTCCTTAAAAAGATTGGAAAGTTCATCGAACCAACAGGAGGATTCAACGTCATCGCCACCGCAAATACTAAAGGTAAAGGTTCAGACGACGGAAGATTTATTGGAACTAACGTGCTCAACGAAGCCTTCCTTGAAAGATTCCCAGTAACCTTTGAGCAAGAGTATCCACCAGTAAGTGTGGAGAAGAAGATTCTGGGTGGAGTTGCTGCTACTCTCGGTGTTACTGATACAGACTTTCTTGCACGTCTAGTAGATTGGGGTGACATTATTCGCAAGACCTTCTATGATGGAGGAATTGAGGAGATTATTAGCACTCGTCGTTTAGTTCATATTGTTCGTGCTTTCTCTATTTTCAAAGATAAAGCAAAGGCAATTCAAGTATGTGTAAATCGTTTTGATGATGAAACAAAGCAAGCATTTATTGAACTATATGATAAGGTAGATGCAGATTTTGAACTACCTAGTAATGTAGTTGAATTTGCCAAGACGGAGGAGGGATGATATAATATGGCATGGTGGTTAGCTTACGAAGAACTTTATGGAGACATGGACAAGGAGTATCCTATTATGACGGACAAGGTTGAACATTCTGATCCTTATTATAATTATGATCGGAATGATGTGAATTTAGATAATCCCTTTACTGATCCAAAAGATATTAAAAGGGCAGAGAAAGTAGTTGGGAAATTTTCAAAGCAAGTCTGGCCAACAACATTAAAAGATGATTGTTATCCAACTTTAGGTTCTATGAAAAGGGAGGCACCTGGTACTGAAGTTGATGATGTTTATGCTCATCATTTTCCTGGCGCAGATATTAAACCAGAACCCAATTTAAAATATAAATCTCAAAAGTATGAAGAAGAATCTGGTATTAAAGACCTCAAAGATTATATTTCTTCAACATATTCTGGACATTATACCTCAGATCAAAATA